TTCTGAGTACAACACTGTTCTGTGGAACTCAGGTATCGAAGCAAACAAAGAAATTGCTCGCAAACAAAAGCGCAAGTTGACGTACATTGCAAACGTTCTTGTGATCTCTGACGCCAAGCGTCCGCAAAATGAAGGCAAGGTGTTCTTGTTCAAGTTCGGAAAGAAGATTTTCGACAAGATCAAGGAGCAACTTGAGCCGCAGTTTGCTGATGAGACTCCAATGAATCCGTTTGACTTCTGGAAGGGTGCAAACTTCAAGGTCAAGATTCGTAACGTCGAAGGCTATCGCAACTATGACAAGTCGGAGTTTGAGGCTCCTGCTGCATTGTTGAATGGTGATGATGCGAAGATTGAGCAGGTTTGGAAGTCTGCATATTCACTCAAGGATTTCTTGAAGGCTGAAAACTTCAAGTCATACGATGAGTTGAAGGCGAAGTTGGACAAGGTTCTTGGTGCTGGTGGCGTTGCTGGTGCAACTGCCAAGCGAGTTGATGATGAGGAAGCAGCCGCTCCTGTCATTCGCTCTGCTCCAGCCAAGAAAGTAACTGCTGAGAATGTCAGCGTCGAAGATGACGACATGGCATTCTTCGAGAAACTTGCTGCAGAGTAATTTGATTAGAAAACGATAGGTGTTTTCGGGGGGACTTCGGTCCCCCTTTTTTATGCTCTATAAGAACTAATTGATGATTCTGGATTCGATGTGAATGGGAATTCAACTGTTGTTTTTTTCGTAATGTCGACGATTTTTTGATTTAGTGCGCCCATTCCCGCAGTCATCTGTTTCTTGACAACATCTGCATAATTAATTCCAACCTTTGCATCGATTCGTGCTTCAATGTCTTGAGTTGAAGCCGCAGCCTGTTCACCAGAAGGTGGTGTTGCAACAGGTGCGTTTGTAGTGTATCCGAGAGAAGCAACTGGTGGTACTGATTGTGTTGCAGAACTCATAACATCAACCATTGGTTTGCCTTTACGATCCTCAAACCCTTTCATCAATGCTATTGCATTTGCGATTCGTTTATTTCTGTGCTCACCTTTAGATCTCTCATAGTGTTCATCGACAATTTGTGCTGCTGCTGCTGGATCACCAGCTCCTCTCAAAATTGTACCAGCTCTTTTCTCTGTATTTGTCAATTCCCATTGAACATATTCTAACTGAGTCTTAGAATCATTCCATGGCATGCCTTTGCTCTTTGCATATTCTTGAAGCCCATCCCATCGCTCTCTGTTCCATTGAGCAATACCATAAGAATGTACTCCAGGTTTTACATCGTTTTCACCAAACGCATTTGGATCTAAATTTGATCCAGACTCCGCTTGAAGATTACCAACAATACCTGCTGCTTGCGCAGGAGTCCATCCTTGTGAAATGAAATAATCCATTGCACGAGATGCATCAAATGTTTCACCAGCTGGTTGTGTAAACCCCATAAATTCTTTTATAGAATCTAAGAATGATGTTTTCTTTGGTTTGTTATCAGCAGAGGCAGCTGCGGAATTTTGAACGATCTGTTCGCGCATGGACAGTTTACCCGATCTTGCTGATGCTTGGTCATCATGCAACATCTTGAACACTTTATTTGCAATCGACTGCATTGTAGCATTATCTTCATCAATGAATAAACTTGCAATTCCACCGATAACCCCACCACCAATTAATCCAGCTGCAGTGCCTAATCCTGGGAACAGAGCAGTTCCAGCTAGTCCACCAATAGCCGTTGACATTCCACCAACTCCAACTGTTGAAATTAGTTCAGCATAACTATTGGTCATATTCGTTTCAAAATCTTTCTTACTCATCTTACCAGAAGAATGATCAGCAACATAACCAGACATTCTAGAAATTTCAAACGCGATATCTGCAGCTGCAAGAGCTGGCAATCTTTTTGACAGCCAACTAAATGCAGGAGTGATGATTTTCCATTTCTTCAGTTGTTGTGATGCTCTACCATATGTTTTAGTAGTTTGCCCCGCTTTCTTTTGCGCGGCTTTATAATCCATTCCCTTTCCTTGATACATTTTAGTTAATCGATTAATGGTTCCAATTCCAGATTCTGCCTTTGGTTTTTTTAACATACTTGCTGCAGAAGTTATTAGTCTGCCAGCAGTGTATGTGCCAACACCCAATATACCTGCGTCAACATATTGACTGAGGTCTTCAGTTAATTGATTGTCGAAGGCTTGTTTACCACTTAATCTTCCTGCAACTCTTGATAGAGCTCCAGGAGCGTTGAACAATGAATATGCTTGTGTTGCAAATGAACCTAAACTTAATGCCGCACCTGCGCCACCCATCAACAATCCCAATAATCTAGGATTATTCAATAGGATAGGAAGGAATTTCATAAAACCTTCTTCTTCCTGTTTTGTTGGAGCACCAGATTTCTTTTTTGCTGAAGTGCCACGCGGACGTTGACGGGAAGGTTTTGGTTGTTTTAGTTCTTTTAATTCTTTTTGTATTTCTTCAATTTTTGTCTTGATTGTTTTTGATGGCATCATTACTCGTGTTGCAGGAATGACACCAGAGTTTAAAGACATTCTTCGTTGTCCACGAAAATATCCAATATCAGAATACAAGTTAAGGATCAATTTGTTATTTCGTTCTGCGATAGAAGTTAAGAGATTCAATCTATTATTGATTCTCGCAAAGGTGACTTGCGTATAAACCTTAAATTGTTTATCACGCATATCTTTTTTACGTTCTTCTTCATCCTGCGCCTTTTGCATTGGAGTTCTTTTTCCATATGCAGTTTGAGCAACTGTTGCCAAAAACTCAGACTTTGTGACTATCTTTGCAAGATTGTAAACAGAAAACCGCATCGCCATATCTTCTCGTACAAGCATAGAAAACGCAGTCTTAAGCGGAACGTTTCTTCTTGATTGTATTGTGTATAGATTAGTGGCGATACTTGCTAGTGACATTATTTTCTCTTAATACTCTTAAACATGCGTTTCAGATCTTGTTGCGATTCAACGTTTTTCTGTTTGAGTTTCTCAGTTTCTTCTCTAACCCAAGTATTTACCATAGAGATATACATATCACGTTCCCATGGTATCATATTTTCAAGTTCAGTCAAAGTGTATTTGTATTGGTGAGTTAGCGTAAACATATTGTTGTAGTAACTCTTCAAGTTAGCATCACGAAAGGTTAGATAAAAAAATCGTTGAGTCCCTCCAAATGAAGTTTATGTTCGAAGCCACACTTTTCGCACTTTGTTTCAGCATCGTGTTGAATTTTTGGTAAGTTCTCGAAAAACCCAGTGATGCGATCAAACTGCTCTTGTGTTAACGATTCTAAAAACTGCACAAACTCTTCCTTTGGCGATTCATTAACATAGTACATGCCATTTTCATCAAAGACGTATTCAGTGCAGTCATAAATCATATCGAATACAGCGTTGTTGTCAAGATTAGATACCATCGACTCGACGCTCTTGAATGTTCGAAGAGTTGGGAATCGAAGCTGCACTCCAATCTTGTCTGTGACATTAATTTTAGTCGGAATGTCATCATTTGGCGGCTTAATATCTAAAACGTTGATATTAACAGGCATCAAATGTTTACATTCCGCATCAACTTCTAAACCATCTTCATTCTTTTCTTTACCAACAATATTTCGGCAAATGAAGAATGTTTCAACTTTTTCTCCGATTGATCGAGCACGAATATTCAAAAACAAATACTCGATGTCAAATATCGGAATCTTCTCAATATCAATGTTGTCAACTAAACAATTATTGATTACTTGTTTAATTGTTTTAAAAATTGAGTCCTCATCGCTACTCTGTAGAGCCATTAAAAGCAATTTCTCTTCTTTTACGAGAAATGGTCTAAATTTTACTGGCGTTGGGAGAGATACTATTTTCAATTCAAAGATCGGAAGATCTATTTTTGGCAATGGCATATCAAAACCTCATTATGCGTTTCTTGGTGTTCCTGTTCCTGGATTTGAGAAGAAATCTAAATTTGTTGGTGGTCTTGCTGGAGAATTTATTCCTGGTGCGTCGACTATATTTCCCTTTCGAAGAAGATCTTTAAATGTTGGTGTTGTATCTGATACGGCTAACTCGTATCTTTCATAGAAGAAAGTGGCTGTCATTTTTTGAAATCCATCATCTGCCCAGTTAGAAGGCATTGACGCGAAATTTAAAGGATATGCGTTCAATAATGACACTTCCATATATTTGGACGATGAATTTGGGTTTCCAAATAATCTAGTAAATTCTTCAAATGTTGAAAATATTCCTCTTGCTCCTGTTGTATCTTCCAACTGAAATAATTGAATTTTACAAACACACTCATCAAAAAATGCATTATTTGTGTTTGTTGGTGACATACCCTCAACCCAATTCGAAAAAATTTGATATAACGGAAATGTCACATTGTGGTAAAACGTCATTGTGACTTCGTTCATATCTCTTTGATATGCATATTTAATCTTTTGTCGACCAGGAATTCGATGTTCTGTTGTTGTGAGGACTTGACCAGGAAATTCTATAGAATCACAGAGAAATGTGAATTGCTCGGTATCGACACCATCTGCACCACCAATAATTGATGGTAATATTGGAATTCTAATTGCAAATTTAGAACTTTTAAGAAAGTTCTGATTGAGCATCTTATTTGGATCATAGATGCGATATGTCGGAGGGCTTGATGAGATAGTGAACTCTTCGAGCTCTGGATTTTCAATTTCTGTAGCCATTAACGATTATACACCATTTTTGCGGTTGGAAGAAATATCGCAGTTTCCCAATTATCTGGTTCGATGTATATGAGAGACGACATAATATGATCTGACAAATATCGTTTTACGCATCCTTCAATAAGTTTGTATCTTCTTGATTTAGACAACAAATCATATGACAAACGGAAAACAGTTGTGTCGTCATATTTATCGTTGTTTATGAAATCGTGTAATCGATCTATTAGAACAAGGCGGCTATATGGATCCAAATAGTGAAGATTTAACCCAAGAAACCCATCGTCATAAATGTCAATCGGTATGGTTAGAGGGAATTTGTCCCAAACAGGTAGGGTATCTTTGTATTTCGGATCATAATGAAACATGTACATCTTTCCGATAAATGCTCGAGCAGAAATTCTCGAAGCATCATTTAAGATGTTTGATCGGTTTGTCGGAATTCTCATTTTGGAGATTTTACCGCCAAGCCATGCTTTCGCCGCCTCTGTTCTTGGGCGAATCCCTGCTGCGGTCATTTCTTTATTCAATTTATCAAATAGTGATGGCATTAAATTCCTAGATCCTTTTCTGTTATGACCTTAAACGACCAGTTTCTATCTTTGCAATATTCCGTCGCGGCTTTCCATTTAGCCTCGTTGATTCCATAAGTTGCAACTTCTTGAATGTATTGGCGAGTTATTCGTTTCTTAATTGGTGGAGGAACGGACTGTTTTAGAGGTTTAACTTCTAAAATCATTGCTTCTTGCATGCCTTGCCTGTTTCGAACTCGAACAAAGAAGTCGGGGAAATATCGATGCCATCTTCCGTCAATTGGGGATAAATATGGAATGACGATCTCTTCATTTGACCACTCAATAACATTTGGGTCTTCATCTAGGCGCACCATTACTCGGCGTTCCCATAACGATCTGTACCAGACGTTCGTAGGATCACCTAAATATTTATTGGTATTTTTCGGACTAAATTTACCACTGTAAGCCATCACTTATTTATAGGAATAGCCCATGGGTTCAACAGCCAGAGACGTAGAATCTAGATTAACTGCTAGAGCACAAGCTGTTGCGGCTGGTGGTCGAGTGGCAAATGATGGATCGCAAAGATTCACAACTGACCCTAACGGAAATATAAGTAATGGCAATGCTGCGCAAGAGTTAGAAGAAGTCGTTGTCACAGCCAAGAGAACTGAAGTTGGATCTACAACATTTAGTAAATCTTCTCTTGGGATTTTAAAATTCCCAGAAAGTTTAGAAGCCGACGGCTCACCATATGTTTTATTTAAGATTTTTGAAACTGTGACTGGACCAGTTCAAGCAACTGATCGCACAACACAATCTATTCGCGCTGGTGCTGAAACATTGGCCACCACAGCCCAATCTGTAATTGATGCAGTTCCTTCAGCAGAAGTTGCCGCTGGTGCTATTGCAGGTGCTGCGGCAATTGGTGGCGTGACTGGTGCTGCGATTGGAATTGGAGTAACAACCGAAACTGGACAAAATGTGATTAACAATGCTGGAGTGGCATTACTTGGAGTTGATAATATCATCTCTCGATCAAAAGAGCTTGTCAAGAACTTCAGTTTAAAACGAAATGTTGAGCAACTTCGTCTTGGTATTGCGTTATTCATGCCAGACGGAATCAATACAAGTTATGATAATGAATATGAGGCATTATCTGTGACAGGAACACTTGGCGCAGTTGGATTCGGCGCACAGGCACTCGCTTCGAAAGGCGGTTCAGTAGATGAGACAAATGCATTTATCGCGGAAGCAGCTTCGAGTATTTTAGGTCGTATAGCAGGAAACGAAGATTTAACTAAATTAGGTGTATTTGCAACGACAG